AAGTATCAGCTCTTCGGTCAGATCGGTCTGGATCACGGTCCGGAATGGTATCACGCCAAGATTACCGGAATCAACACTGGATTTGTTGCTCCGAAGGGCAAGAACGTATTCGTGACTGGTGGAGCTGTTGGTAATGTTCCGACCACGGCTACCCTGGTTGAGGCAAAGCTGAACAAGAATACCGTTGCTGCTGATAACACTGCACAGGTCGGCTGCACTACGCTGGTTTATGATCCTGCTACGCCTGCTTCCGCTGCTACGCTGGCATACCTGTGGCAGATCCGTGCGAAGACCGGAACTACCTGGACTGACCTGACCAGCTCCTACACCGGATATAATACCGCTACCCTGACCGTCAAGGCTGCTGATGCCGAGAAGCATTACCGCTGCAAGGTGACGGCGACCGGAACTGCTCTGGGTACGGTTTACTCCGATGAATGCACGGTCGAGGCTGCTGGCTGAGAATAAACTGAGGAGGTGTCCGGGATGACAACTGAAGAACTGTATGGTCTTGTACAGACCATGTCCGGTGAGACTGACGATGCCATCCTGGATGCCTATATTCAGCAGGCTGGAGACATCGTCCTGCAGAGGGCATATCCGTATGATGACACTCATACGGAAGTGCCTATGAAATATCAGAGAGTACAGGCAGACATTGCTGTCTACCTGATCAACAAAAGAGGAGCAGAGGGAGAAACCGTGCATCTGGAGAATGGGATCTCCCGGCACTATGAAGCAGCGGATGTCCCTCCCTCTCTCCTCCGTAGGATCACTCCTCTCGCTGGTGTAGTGTTCCCGGCAGTGACTGAATAGGTGGTGATGGTATGAGACTGCAGCAGCGGAATCTGACAACCATTTACTACTGCCTGTATCAGGGCAAAGAGGCACTGACTGACGATCAGGGATATGAAACCGGAGAGAGCAAGCTGACCTACGGCAAGGCTACTGCCATAAGAGTCAACGTGTCACACGCATCTGGCTTTGCCCAGACTGAGGTATTCGGTACGCTCGACAACTATGACAAAGTGGTCATGACAGACGATATGAGCTGTCCGATTGATGAAAACACTGTACTGTTCATCGATAAGATTCCTGAGTATGACGCTGACGGTAAACCTGTGTATGACTATGCGGTGAGGCGTGTTGCCAAGTCCTTGAATGTGATTAACATCGCAGTAAGGAAGGTGACCGTGTCGTGAAGAAGGTCATTCACCTTGCACTGTCCCGGAGATCCATAAATAAGGCTATTCGTGACATCGATGGCTGGAAGTACTGGATCGAGCGGAAGTGCAACGAACTGGCGCACAGGCTTGCCAAAGAGGGTGTGCAGGTCGCAAGGATGTACTTTGCTGATGCAATCTATTCCGGTACGAATGATGCCACAGTTTTTGATGCTGACGGCAATCGGTACGGAACAGCGAAGGTAGTAGCTGTCGGTAACTCCGTACTGTTTATTGAATTCGGTACTGGCGTGAGTACTCCAGACATTCACCCGGAAGCTACAGAAAACGGAATGATCAGGGGACAGTATGGTGCGGGACATGGTGCGAATGAATTCGGCTGGACATATTACGGAGATCCCGGTAACGGTGGACAGCCTTTGACGAAAAACGGGCAGGCAACCGGACTGGTACATACCTTTGGTGACCCGGCGAACATGCCGATGTACAACACTGTCAGGGTGCTGGAATCACGATTTGAGAATATAGCAAGGGAGGTGTTCAGCCATGATTGACTGCGAAAATGAAGTATTCACGATGGTTGCACAGAGCCTCCGTACTGCTTTTCCCGGCATCGATGTTGCCAGCGAGTACATTCCAGAGCCTGCGTCCTTTCCGCATGTGTCTATCTATATGGCAGACAGTTACAACGATCTGCGTGACCAGACAGGAAGCCTGCAGGAATCGATGAGTACGATGATGTTTCAAGTCGATGTCTACAGCAACAAAACACACGGTAAGAAAACCGAGTGTAAAGCTATAAATAAACACATTTGCGATTTGCTTTTTGCTCACAACTTTGTACGGAGTTCTTCGACTCCTACACCAAACATGAGCAATGCAACGATTTACCGTATAACCTCACGCTTCAGAGTTGTCTCTGATGGTGAGCATTTCTATCGGAGGTAGAAAGCTATGGCTGCTACAAGCACTTATATGACTTTCCTGATGCATGGCACTGGGACAAGTACGATTACCTATGAGAAACTTGTGGACATTAAGGAGTTCCCGGATCTGGGCGGTGCGCCTGAGATGCTGGACACCACTACGCTGTCCCATAATGCCAGAACCTACGTTCCCGGCATTCAGGAAAACGAGGCAATGACCTTTACTACCAACTATGATCAGACCTCCTTCGCTGCTCTGAAAGCACTGGAGAATACGAATGCAAAGTATGCTGTGTGGTTTGGTGGCACTGAGGTCGCTGGATCTCTGCCGACTCCTACCGGAAGCCTTGGCAAGTTTGCGTTTGAGGGTTACCTGTCTGTGTTCGTTTCCGGTGGTGGTGTGAATGAAGTTCGTAACATGACTATCACGATTGCACCGACTACTGCCATCGATTTCACTGCCGGGACTTGATCCTGACATAAGAGAGGAGTTTCTTAGCAATGGCTAAACAGATCAAGATCAAATTTGAGGGAACTGAGTACGTTCTGGAGTATAACAGACGGACTGTCCGGGAAATGGAAAACGAAGGGTTTACTCCCAACCTTGTGGGCGACAAACCGATGACCATGATTCCCATGCTGGTTGCAGGTGCGTTTAAGATGCACCATAGATATACAAAGCCTGATGTTATTGATGATCTCTATCAGGCTATCACAGATAAAGGCGGTTTTGTGCAGGCTCTGGTCGAGCTGTACAACGAGCCGTTGAATTCCCTCATTGATGATCCGGGGGAAGGTCAGGGAAACGCCTCTTGGGAGAAGATCGGCTGATACCCGGTCTGCCTCCCACTAATAGCATGGAGTCCGAAGCGGACGGACATGATAGTCCGTCTGCTTCTTCTATTTTTGAGAGAGAATGCGGTTACTATCTACACTTGGGTATGTCTCTGGAGGACTACTGGGACGGAGATCCTGAGATAGTCCGGTGGTACAGGGACAAAGAACGGCAAGACCTGGAACATGAGAACTGGCTGGCATGGCTGAACGGACGGTATATTTACGAAACCATGCTTGCTGTCTCGCCTGCTATCAAAGCTTTTGTGAAGAATCCAAGACCTGTTCCGTACATGCAAAAGCCTCATGAGCTGTTCAAGGCAGAGGGTAAGGAACTGGAAATGAGGAAACAGCAGGAAATGCAACAGGGATTTGCCACATTCAAGGCAATGGCAGACCGCATTAATCAGAATAAACACAAAGGAGGTGACGAAACCGATGGCAATTGAACTGGAAGGTCTGGAGTTTAAGGTAGAAGGACTGTCAGGTACTTCGACTAAGGGACTGGAAGACCTTACTAATGCGCTGTCAGGATTGAAGTCAGCTCTTCCCACTAAGGCTAAGATTTTCGGTGTAGCCACAGGGATCTCCCAGCTTTCCAATGCGTTTGCCCAGTTGAGTACACACACAAAGACGATGGGCAGATTCGCAGCGGCAATGGG